TAACAATGAGATAGCAAACTTAAAAGATAAACCTCAAAACGCAGACACCCGCGCAAAGATTGAAAGCCTACAGCAAGAGCGTGAGGACATTGTTAATGCGCACAACGCTCGTGTAATAAAAAGAACAAAACCAGACGAAACAAAAGACCCGTCTAAACAAGGTAAGCCTACTGCTAAAAAAGACCTGTTAAAGAAAAAGAAAGAACAGTTAAAGAAAGAGGAACAAACTGAAACAGAAAAAATTCAAAGCGAAATAGATAAAGAGGTAGAACGCTTCAACAACATTGAAAACCCAAACGAAAACCAGATTCGCTACCACCGAAGAAAGAAAAACAAACTCATTGAGCAAAAAGCAGACCTCGAACGGGAATACGAAGCAGCACAAGATGAAGTTGCTGAAGAAAAAGAAACCAAAGCTCAAAAAGAAACCGAAGTTAAAGAAGAAGGCACTGCTCTTGAGAGAATGCAAAAGCTGGATTTGGAATTAACTAAACTCCAACGTCAACGGCAAGACGCACCGACCCGCGCAAAAATTGCGCAGATACAAGCGGATAAAAATAATCTAGCTAAAGAGGTGTCGCAAGAGTTAGAATCGCAGCAGAAAAAAGAGGTCAAACCACCGCCTCTGCCTGCAGCAAAAGAGACTGAATCTTTAGTACCAAAAGATGCAATTATATATGAAGTTATACATACAGGAACTGACAAGTATCGTGACGTATTAGAAAGGGGGCCGGTTCCTGCCGAGGGTAATCGTCGCTGGATTAGACAAGGGCTTTCACTACATTCAGACGAACTTGAAGATACTGGTGGTAAAAATCATGCTTTTACGATAAATCCATCTACAAGAGCAGGTCAAAAGAATCAAGGTGCTTTAACCCAAGTTGGTTTTCCGGGAGCGACGAACGAGGGTAGAAGTAACTTCATGGCTCATAGTTTTGTTATTAATACCAAGGAAGACCTTGATATTAGCCCAGCAAAAATAATAAAGCAGATTGAGTTTGAAGGAAAAAAGAATGACCACATGAAATATTGGGATGGCGGTCACAAGCCCGTTAGAGAGAAAACCAAAAAACCAACCATTGGTAACATTGTAGATATTGAAACCCCAAGCGTTATTTCTAATGAGTTGGCACAAGAGATTGCAGATGCGATACTCGATGGAAAAACAGTTCAAGTTCAAATAGTATATGACTCAAAAAATCTTCCAAGTAACTTGGATGTGATGATTCAGGTTTCAGAATTGCTGCCCAACAAAGAGCAATGGAAGACCACGTTCAGCACACAACACAAAGAAGGGGATAAAAAAGATAGTTCAATTAAAGTTCAATTCTTACACGCTGAGGATGCTAGCTCCCCTTCTAGTCGGGTAAAAGTTTTTAACATTACCAACGAGGTTAAAAGCAAACCGGAACCCAAGCCAGAACCTAAGGCAGAGCCTAAGGCAGAGCCCAAGGTAGAGGCTGAACCACCCAAGAAGACTCCGGCCCAAAAGAAGAAAGCAAAGAAGGCAGGTAAGGCTAGGGTTACTTTAACCAGTATTAACCGTGGTATTAAAGAGAACTTTGGTAAGGGTGTCTCTGTAATAAAGAACCCAGACGGCGATGGCAACAGCTTCATACTGAAGACTACACGGAACGCTGAGTTCGTCCTAAAGCCTGATGCTTCTATGATTATTGAAGCCAAGGTAATGGAGGAGGGAGAGACTCAAGAAGATGCAGATGACCGTTGGTTTGACTTGATTGAAAGAAGACTGAAGGTCAAGAAAGTAGAAGAAGAGATAGATGATGCTGCTTGGGAAAAAGAGATTACCGAGATTGAAAATACCGAGGGAAGTGAGAAAGCGCACAAGGTAATCTTAGCTAGGGCCAAGGAACGCAGCGCAAAAAAGAAAGGTGCTCCGGCATCTTCGGTTGATATTGAAGGAACTAAAGAAGCTGAATGGCTAGATAGTGCAATTGAGAATGAGAAGTTTGTTCTGTCTGAGTTAGAAGCCTTGGGTGTAGACAGCGAAAACTTAATCATACTACCTGACCAATTTGATGAAGCATTTCATGACAGACCAAACATAAAAGAGTTTAATCGGTTGGTGTATGGAAGCCCTAAAAAAACATCTAAAGGCGGTGTTATTGATATATCAAAGTTGGATGGAGACAAAGGGTGGCAGATGGTGTTGGAAGCCTTGCTTCAGCACAGGTCTGTATATCTTTCCTTGAATAAACAGAACTTTGGTTACAAGCCAAACACCCTTGACTTATTTGAATCTCGATTAAAAAAAGAACTTAAAAAACTTAACAAGAGTGTGGATTCTCTGACTGAATCTGAGCTTCAAGTGATAAGAGACAACGTAGGGCAAGAGCTAGGTAAACGTGCAGAGCCAGCTCGTGCTTACGACCACATGGTCTTTGACAAAAAGAACCTTCGTCTTATATCTCAAGACGGAACCTTTACCGTTGAATGGAAGTACAACCCTAGCGATGCTATGGGTAGTCGAGTTATTGGTGGGCCTGCCATTGGTAATCACAACAACAGACCCATTCCTTTCAATATAGAAATGGCTATCAAGATGACCCCGGAAGAATTCCGGGTGACCAATTGGGATAAAGATACTATACCCCCAAGTGTAATGACTGTCCTCTCTAACAAAGAGTGGGACAAGATGACACCATCTCAAAAATCCAAACATGACAGTCGTGAATCATATGAAATGAAACGGCTTACCTCATTCCATGAGAACCTTGTTAGATATGCAATACCTAAAGAAACTTCTGGAGCCAAGTCTACTGAAAACATAGCGGTAGAATCTTCTATAGCTCAGGAAGCTGAGATGAAGGCAAGGACTTATCGTCGCCGCACTCCTTACAAGGTAATGAAGGCATACCCCCAGATTTTCCCTAAGGAAATAAAAGAGTTCGAGCAGCGACGAGAAGAAAAGCTAGGCCCCAATCCCCCCGCTCCATCAGACAACTTGTCTTTGGAACACATAGACCACCTGTTCTCACCGTTAGATGTTAAGCCGCTGAGGTCTGTTCCAGCTAACTTGCAAGTAACTGAACAAGCTGTTCGTGAGTTTGCTGGTGGTGTGTCAATTGCGAAGACGAGAGGTGGGTATGTTCTTAGAACCCCTAATGGTGAATTTAATATCGTTCACACTAATGATATTCGCCACTTGGATGGAATGGAACTAAAGAGATATGAAGGTCTTTACACAAAGAAACAACTAGAGGCAGCCGCTAAGCACCAGCCTATGGCTGTTTACGTGAGAGGGAAGGGGAAGAGGAAGTACGGTATTACAGACTTAGGTACTATCTATCTAAATGAACACCCTGACAGCATTGCTGATATGGGAACATTAGCTGAAGAGTTGTTCCATGTTGCTGATGTCATGGGGTTTGTTAACTCTGTGGACAGGAGAAGACTGGTCAAAAAGTACAGCTCTTTAGATAAAGATTTTCTCACTCAGTCTGAGGAAATAGCTCACGCCCTCAAGACGATGGAGCGTAAGGATAGAACCTTTATCTTAGGTGCCTTACGAAAGTTCACTCGTAAACTCATGAAGCTATTTGGTGTTCAGGGTGACGTAGGGAGAGTGATGCTCGATGCAATGAAGACGGGAACTATTTGGGAGACTCGTGATGATGTAAGAGCTAAAAGAATTAACTCAATGCTTGACGCTCGGGACTTACTGTACAGCCCTTCTACAAGCAGAGGTAAGGCACGCAAAACAAAAGTACAAGTTGCCGCTGAATCGACAGCTCCGGGTGCTGCTGCTAGTCTCCCGGCCCGTATCCAGTATGAGGAACAACGTAGAAGAGAGAATGTTGAGCAGACAAGACGGGAAGCTCGTGCTCAGAGGATGCGTGATGGATTCACAGCAAGTGCTTATGATTCTCTGGAAAGAATGACTGAAGTTATACAGAGTGGGTTCTCTTCGGTTGATATGCAGAAGGCTAAGATGTTGCATGATGAATTCTTTGATTTGCAACAAGACCCAAAGAATGCCAACAATCCTGAGTTTCTATTGTTAGCTGAGAAGTTTAGGGCGGCTTATCGGGTATTAGGTTCTTTTACCTCAAGGGCACTCAATGCAAGGAAGGCTGTATTCAATACAGAACAGGAGTCAATACAAGCTACATTAATGGAGGCTGTCTTTACTCCTAATAAAGTGAAGTCTAAGAAGCTGGCAGAATTGTTAGGTGTCGGAAAAGAATTTTCTAATGAAGGTATGTTGGAGAGCGCGTTAGAATCAGGTGACCCCGCTGTCGTAGACAAGGATGGAAACATAGTCGGCACCACAGGGGGCAAAGGAAGTCTTACTGATACAGACACACGAGGTAGGGGCACCGGCGCAGGCACAGGGAGAGGTACTGGCGGTGGAGCATTTGCAGGATGGAACATTGCTAATATAAATAACCTGCCTCCATCTAAGAAAGCTGAGGCTAAAGAAATCTTGGATGAGATGGTTAAAGAAGCGGAGGATATAAAAGAATTCCTCAAGCGTCAAGGTTTTGACATTAGCAAGTCAGGGCTAAAAGCGATTAGTAAGAATCCAGTTAGAACTAAGCAGTTACTTGATGCACTTACTTGGAAGAAGATGCACCAAGTAGACAGAGCGTTCGCATGGATGAAGCACATCTTCTACAACAATGTACTTTCAGGTATCACCACTCACGTAACTAATGTTACGAACAATGCCCTCTACTTAAAGTATCGTCAGTTTGAACAGGCGGCTGGACGAAGGTTGTTCTTTAGCCTTTCTGACCCAGCGGCTGTTGAGAAGAGCTTGCTTCCAGAAGACTTCAAAGCATGGAAGGCTATGGAACGCAAGATTAAACGAGAGTCGAGGAACGTAAAGAAAACTGGCAAATCTCTTAACGAAGAATGGAGTGAGGCAGTTGACTTTGTTAACCGAGGGATTGGGGCAGCGTGGACAAACGCAGTAAACACCTTTGTTACTGACCAGAGTGCAGTTGATTCTGAACGGCTGACTGCTGACGAGTTAGACTGGTATCGGCAGGAGCATGGCATCGTAACACCAATAGCGGAGACACGTGCTGGCAAGGCTTTTATTTCAGCGACAGGTATACCTACAAAGCTACTGCGTTCAGGTGACGAATTCTTTAGGAGTGTAACTCTTAATGGAATAGCTGGGGTCTTTGCTGCTTCCGAAGCCAGACTAGCACTAGCTCGTGGTGAGATTGGAACTGCTGATGTGGATTCTTACATTATCAAACAGTTAAACAATAAGAATTCTACTGCTTGGGACAGGGCTCACTTGATGGCATCAGAAATGGTTCATCAAGAAACAGACGAGGGAATAAGAGGTCTTGTCATTAAGGCCGTAGCTTGGGGGCAGAAGGGTGTTGAATACTTTAAGGGAACTGAGAAGAAAGGTTTTGTAGCTTGGAACAGACATCTTGCAGCCAATATCTTGGACATGGGGTTGAGGGTATTCGCCCTGCCATTTAGAAGAACTCCAATAAACCTCCTTGGAAAAGGCATCGCCCGAAGTCCGGGCTTAGGTTTAATACTTAATGGCGGACGAGTTGTTATTAATAAGTCAGAAGGACGTGCAGCTTTCGACGGCATTGAAGGTGAATCATTTGCGGCCATGCTGAACACTATACTGTTGTTTGCAATGGTCGCTTGGGGAGATGATGAAGAGGAAGGCGTTGGCTGGAAGAACTTTGGGTGGACAGGTGCAAGGCCCGGAAGAGATTATCGTGGCAAGATACACGGCTATCGTCCCGGCGTAGCAGGTTCAAATGAGTTCAGGGTATTCGGGCATACTTTTAACATCGCAAATGTAGAACCTTTCGCTAGTGCGATGTCGATAATGGCAGACATAGGAGATGCTTACAAGGACGATGGTATAGGCTATGCCATCTTGGAGGGTCTTGGAAGGAGTGCTAAAGACCAAATTGAAGACCGGAGTTTCACACAAGGGTTAGATAACTGGCGTAAGTTTTGGGAGGGCGACGAACTTCTGGGTTCCGTGCTTGCAGATGCCATAGCTAGCTTCTTGGTGCCTAACTTCTTCCGGCAGTTGACAAGGGAATCAAAGAACTACGTAGTATCCCGTACTTCTGATAGCTTTGCTCGAAGGCTACAAAAATCTGCGGAGCTACCTGAGTGGATGAACAGCCTGTTTGGTTTCGATGCCATTCCTCCTGTCGTAGATGCTTGGGGTATGGTAGCTAGAAATGAATTCAGAATTCCATTTGACGACGACCCCGTTAGTCAGGAGCTAAGGAAGGCAGGAAACCTTTTCATACCCATGCTTAAATACACGGGTAAAAACGAAACATTCATAGGGGACAAGCCATACATAGCTTGGAACAAGGCTAACCCAGAAGATAAGAAGTACCCACGGAACTGGGCTGGCACTCCATGGGAAAGGAAGTTTACTCACGATGGTGTTGAGTACAAGTTGAATGAATTTGATTATGCTCACCTTCAATACTTTACCGGAGGTATAGCTGCAGAGGTTGCCAAGTCTGCAATAAGTCCAAAGATGGCTGAATCCCCCAATGAGTTTGACATGGCTCGCATTGAGGAGTTTAGGCGCAGGGCTTACGAGATGGTTAAGACAGCTTATCTTCAGAATCAGATGTATAATGTAGACATAGAGGAGAGTGCTAAGAAGGTCATCAATGACATGAAGAGTAGCATCTCCGAAGCAAAGGGTGGAAAGGGTAAGTATTGGTTGTCCAATGAGTTCCTCAGCAAACCTAATTCAGACGAGCATAAAGAAGCAAAGCGTTGGTACAATTATTACCAATGGCTTGAGAGGGGTGAGTGATGGGTAGGAGAAGAAGAAGCAGGATGGATTCTCATGGGTACTATAGTGACTCAGAGGAAACGACTGAAGCTGAAGCCCATGGATTCAAGAGAGATGTCCGGGTCACAGCACGTACAAGTAAGGTTGAAGCCAAGACCGCCGGGAAAGCAGCGGTCATTGAGAGCAAGGCTATGCTTGCACAGGCTAAGGCGAATAAAAGAAAATGGCTCGTAGCCTTGATAGCCATTGGTATGGCTGCATATATGTTTATCAAATCAAAGATAGGAGTAGGATGATGGGTGCTATTAAGAACATCGTCAGTGATTTTATTAACAGCTTGAAGAACAGTAAGCGTGTGCTCACTGGGATACTTACCGTGTTGTTCATGTTTGCATATGAATACTTTGGGCTGGAAGAAAAAGGGATAGCTAGGGAGTCAGTCAACAATGCCGTCATGACTATTGTGGCATTGATACTAGGCGACTCTATCCGTAGCGTTAACCCAGAGAAGGTGGAGTGATGAAGTCTTGGTACATATTACCGCTGTCACGAACAAGGGTGATGGTGAGAACACGAGACTGTGCAACCTGCGTATCTGTGCAGGAACATCTGGAGTCACTAGGGTTTGTGCGTGTTCGCTTCTTTAGATTTCTTTTACACCTCTTTAATTTTAAGTGTAAGGTAGTGCCTTACGATGGGAGCAGCACCCCCTCCGACGACTGAGGTCGTCGAAGGTCAGCGGTAGCTTCGGTTGCCGCTGACCGTTGGGTGCAAAATGATTATGGAAACTCAAGACTGGATAACTATAGTAAATAGTATTGGATTGCCAACAGCTTTCGTAATATTCTTAATGTGGGGGTTATGGAGAGTTCTTAGAGCAATAGCTCCGTACTTCTTAGACTCCTACACTAAGCATTGCGAGTTAATCGAAGAGCTAAAGACTAGCGTTCGTGACTGCGACAAGAACGGCAAGGCTTTGCATCATGCTGCTGATGCTTTAGAAGTGTTGGCACCAGCTAGCAAGAAGGAAGCTGTACGCATACACACGGGGGCGATGAAAGAGGATTTGAAGTGACTATAGTAGATAGGGTACGTTCTTATTTTGAAAAGCATGGTGTAAAGTCAGCCGCTATCCTGAGAGAGAAACCTGAATTCCAAGACTTATCTTGGAAGCAGATATACGGTGCTATCAGGAGGATACGGAATCCCGACAGGGAGCGTAAGTATTACGACAAGAACCCAAGCTACCTGCTCTGGAGAAACGCAAGGGCGCGTTCAATAAGGAAGAACATATACTTCAAGCTGGAGAGGGAAGATATAAAGATACCTGTACGATGCCCGGTGCTAGGCCTTGTGTTGCATCGCTATCCCGGTAGGCGTGGAGGCGGCCCCTCTAGCCCCACAGTAGACCGCATTGACCCAACGAAGGGATACACCAAAGAGAACGTGCATGTCATTAGCAAGCGAGCTAACCTGCTTAAAAACGATGCTACGCCGGACGAGCTTGTACAGATATGTGAGTGGGTTCTCAAGAACCTTGGTAAAAAAGACTGACTACATGAACATCTTTATAGTTGTCTTCCTCAGCTATCCTAATCATGTTGCGTTGCATCCACTCTTTGCTGAACACAATTCCTTCGACACGTAGTCCATCGCCTACCATGTCCTTCATGGAGCCGTGGACACTGAGGTCTCTATCTATTAGCTCACGAAGTCTTTCGACCTTTGCCCCCCAAGCTCCCTCTTTAATAACATGAACCCAGTAGTCTGCCTTAGTTCCAGCTATACCAGAGGCCACCTCATTGCATCTTGTTTCTATGAATATGTTGCCAGTTTCTTCAGCTTTCCTGTCGTATTTAACCTCAACAGTAAATTCTGAATTGATTAAGTCATAAGCCTTTTGGGTTTCGTAGTCTTCGGAATCATTGAGTTTGGTATCCGGCCATCTGGTGTTGACCAGCATGTCTCTTATAAACTCTTCAGCTTCCTTGCCGAACAATAAGTCTTCGTCAAACATTTTAATCTCCTGCCATTTTCTCACAGTGAGGACATATATAATTCTCTTCGCACATGTCCCTCATTCCATTGAGACACTCCTGACAAAGAGAGAACTCTATTATACCTATATACCCGTGTACCCCTTCGTCTGCTGAATCAAACTTGATAGAGCATACGCAACACTCATTTAGTCCAGACTCATCTTTCAATCTTTCGTACTTAAAGCACATCAATGCTATCCAGCTTTCGTTTACGCGAACAGGGTATTCACCAGTCTTAAACTTCAGTGAGTATGTGTTCTCACCTATGCTTTTAATGTACTGAATATTATTCAGTGTCATCTCTATCTTTTTGAAATGGTAGGGAAAGCGTGACCTTATCCCAGTCTTCGAGGTAGTGGATAACGACGAACCGTTTTCCATTTCTTTTATGCAAGACGACAGAAACTTCGTCATCTCTTTTGTCTCTTTCAGCCTGCTCAAGAGCAGTGTATAGATTGAATCGTTCGACATTCTTCACCTCAAAGTGTAAGCCTTCAACATCTGTAATCAGGTCAGCATCCCCCGCCTCGCCGCAATACTGTTGCGCCCTTCTTGCTTCAATACCTAACTTCTCCAGTTCCTTAGCGGCCATACGCTCACCGCGCTTGCCCTTCTCTCGTGACATTCTACCCATCATCAGGTTCCGTGTTGTTAAATACTGAAGTGTCAATGACTGGTGGGTTCCATTCAATGACTGCATCACCAACGAATCTCTTAGCTCTTTCTAACTCAGTCCAGCTAAATTGTATCTCAAGACATACTCTTCTTATCCTCTCGTCCATGACGAGAGATGCTTCCCGATTAGTGATACAGGCTAGAACCGCTACGCTCTCACCAGCCCTGTCAGGGAAGGTAAGATAAAGCGGCTTCCCAGTTTTGGGGTCTAGCCTGTATCGCTTTCGGAGTGCCTTTTGTTTCATACTACCAGCGGAATTGCTGGCGTGGTGCATCAAAAGATAGCTCTACTTTAGCAGTCCTGATAGGGCCGTTGCGCCTCTTGGCTATATGCAGGTCATACTTCTTAGGGTCTCTGTTGTAGGCTCCTCTTGCGTGCCACCAGCCAAACATAATAAGGTCAGCGTCTTGCTCAAGTTGACCGGACTCACGTAAATCCGATGCGTTAAAGTGTACATTATCCCTACGCTCAACGTCACGAGAAACTTGGCAAAGTGCTAGCACTCCGACATTGTGTTCTCTCGCTGAGGTCTTGATGCGTTGTGAGATTTCAGTAACAGCTTCGTAGCGTCCTTGCTTCTTGCCTGCTCTAAGTAGTTGTAGATAGTCTACTGCTATTAACTGCACACCCTTCTTGGCGTAGTGTGCCATATACTTCTCTACATGCTCAAGTGTTGAGACATTGTGGAAGTAGAAGGGTAGTTTCTCTATTAGTTCAGTCGCCTTGTATTCAATTTCCTTTTGGCGATTCTGCCATTCACTCTCATCTCCCCCGATGAGTGTCTGAATAGCCCGCCTTCCTATCTCTATCCGGCCCATCTCAGCATTGAGCATTAGTACCGGAGTACCATTGCGCGCTGCGTGCATAAGCCACTGTAGTGCTATGGCCGACTTACCATGACCGGGCCGTGCCGCTATGATTGCCATCTCACCCGGCCCTACCCCGTCGATACTATCGTCCAGTGGTTTTATTCCACTGCCAAAGTAGTTGTCGTAGCCTATCCTGTTTACAAACTTGTTGATACAGGAGAAAAGGGTATTGCCCTCTGGGTCTTCCTCGATAGCTAACTTCTTAGCCACATTGTCACTGACTCCTTTGTAGGCATTAGCCACGGTAGTCTTAATCCAAGTGTCGGGCTTGTCGTAACTGTTCAGGTTACACCATACACGTAGTGACTGCTCTATCTCATCGGTAGGTATTCGCTCATACACCAAGTCTCTAGCAAGGGCATATGCTTTACTGGAGTTAGTGGTGTCGTTGAATCCCTCGGGGAGTATTCCATTCCATCTCTGGGCAACACTGGAGTTAGTAGTGGCCACAAGTTCGGCCACTCTTTCGGGCAATTCATCACTGCCCTCGAACACCGGCACCTCTTTCTCTTTGTATCCGTAGGCTTGGATGTACTCGTCTAGTTCAACAGGTGTGATAGTATCCACCTCATCGAAACCTATGTCATCAGGGCCTGCGTTAGGGTCTATAATCCTAGACTTATTCCAATAGGGTAGGCGTACCTGATTGCCTAATCCTCCCTCACGTAGCTTTGCCTGACGAGGATAGATTTCCTTGTATCCGATGTTGAGTTTGCTATCGACGGACTTCCAAAAGAAGATTGCCTTCCCAGCGTCGATTGGCTCTGAAAAGAACAGCCACACATGGGCGCCACTACCACTGCTACTAATTTCAAACACAGGGTCAAGGCCCATCTTCTTGAGATGGTTGTACGTTTCATATGCTTGTTCCTTCCACTTAGGGTTAGGGTCATTGTCGTGATTGTCGAAGTCTACGCAGGTGCATTTAACCTGATTGTTTTCATCGACTAGATAGATACCGTAGCATTCCTTTTGTTCCTTAACGTGATTGCTAAGGTAGGTATCTACTTCTAATTCCAATTCTCTAGGTGCTGGTGATTTTCCTAGCGGCTGTACTGCGAGTACGCCCATCCTGCCTGAGAAGTGTTTCAATATCTGTTCAGCTTGTATTGTTTCCATCGTTTCCTCCGATTGAAAAAGTGGGGTGGCAGGTAGCTAGCCTACCACCCCTCGTCTGCACTAAACTCGACCGACTAGAATGGTAGGTCACCATCACTATCGGAGGAAGCTGCGGGAGCAGCACTGTCAGCCGGAGCCGATGCAGCCGATTGCTCGAACAGATGACCAAACTTGGCATCCAAGTCTAGCAAGGCGTTACTGTCCAAAGCGGGCCTCTCTGGTGCGCCTGAGCGTGGGCGACTTACTCGCCAGTTCTCATAATCATTTTTGATTTTGTTGTAGAACTCGGCTCGTTTCCCAACCAGTGCAGTACCCTTAGCGAACTCGCTAATGCTTCCAGCAAAACCTAAGACCTGAAGGTCTTGCATGGTATAGGGTGCTGCGTCTTGGCTGAGTAGCATACTCATAGTGCGCGTCTGAGGTTCAGGGAAGTCATACTCAACACCATCGGATTGAACTCCCTTGTCAACCTTGATGGTTATGTAGGCACAGGGAATCCCTGCCTTAGGGGTTTGGCTTACTGTATGACCAGTGATTTCGCCTCTATAGGTTCCTGTTTGTAATTGCGGCATTATTTATTTCCTTCTTTTGATAATGCGTTTCTAAAATTAGTCCATGCCTCTGCAGCACTATTACCTAATTGGAATGTAGGTGGCATACCATGACGGTTCTTAGCATCCCATGCCGCTGTACGCTGAGCATGTGCGACACGTATGTTACCGCCTTTGGCTTTGCCCTTAAACCCATCCTTTTCTACAACAGTGTGGTAGTTAAGGAAGAGTATGATGTCTGCCCACTTAGCTGTAAGTCCCCATTGGTTCTTGTGCATGTCAGGTTGATACCTGTCATAGTCTTCGCCTTCGGGGTTGTTATAGAGCGTGGTTTTTGAGTGAGCAAGTCCTATTATACCCACCTTCTTGTCACGTATTAAGTCTAGTTTGTAGAGCATCTTGCTCCACTCCTGACTAGCTGATGCGTAACCTTTACCGAAGCTGGCAAAGCCCTTTGGCCCCCAGTCACCGGAGTACATGGTGTCACATACATGCTGATTACACATGGCTTCAAATCCATTGACACAATCAAGCACGATAGTCTTGAAGTTCAAGTCATCCATCTCTGCTAGTGCGTCCAAGTAGGACAGGAAGGTAGGCCAGTCATCCACCTCATCCAAGTGGCTTGTCTCAGGTAGCTGCCCTGACTGTATAAGGGTTTCTAATCCTGTCTCACCCTTGCTCATTAGGAACAGGGGTTCCTTTGCTTGCGCTGCGAAGGAAGTTTTACCGATACCCTCTACGCCATATACAATCATGGCTGGTGGTCGGTTACCTCCCTTCGTTTTGACCTTAGCTAGCAGGTCAACCGGCGACTTCGTTGTTGGAACGGTCATCGTTCTCTCCTATTTTTCTTGCTTTCCAGTATTCTTCTAATGCTTCATGAAAAGCCGAACCAAAAACTAATGCGTCAGACTTCTCCCTATTGGGTTCAATCTGTTGCACGTACCTGTAGTAATACTTTCTACGACAGGTCATAAAACATCCAGCCTTGCTATGCGATAGCGTAAACTGGCCTGATGTATCTCCACCCTTGCGATGTCTCCAGCGGTCATCTTCTTCGCTACTGGTACCCCTGCACAAGGATATGTATTCACATGGACTGTTGTATGAGTTGCACATGTTGGTGTTCTGGTACCACCTCTCATTTGCAGTAGCCTCATCAATGTCCTTTACTATGTCCTCAAGCTCATCGTAAGTCTCAAGCAACTGTGTACCTGTACGGTAAATATTGCCCACCCGACAGTAATACTTATCGCTCTGCGTAAGCACTGTGTGCAGGCACCTAAGGTAGTACAGTCTCAGGCATTCGCTTGTTGGTGGACTCTCGCAGTCTACCGACTCACCTACGTCTAATCCGTAGTAGGTTCCGTACTGGCTAATCTCTCTCTGTGTGCCTTCAGGCTTGCGTTCGCTCCCCTTAGGTATGGACTTAGGTTTAATGCTTAGCTTGCGTATGATGTCGTATATGGACTGCGTAAGCGGTCGCTGATTCACATACATAGCTAAGTGGTATCTGCTTAGTTGTTGCTCGAAGGATAGGCGTAGGAAGTATGGGTTTGTCTGGTCTGATAGGTCTATGGTGGTAGTCTTATGCTCTACCATAACTCTCTCTTGGTTGTACCCTGTAACGAGAGTGTCTATCTTTCCAGCGTATTGCCAGTCTGTCCCTTCGATAGGGAAGCTGACTGATTCTTCCACGCTAAGTGCCTGCCACTCTAAGTCACCCCACTTCTCGTGGTATCCGACCATGAGTGCCTTGGCCTTGGCTAGCTCTATGCCATCTAGCTCCGATATGCCCAGCTTATCTAGGCTTCTTTCTAGTGGTGTCATCATTGTCCTCCTGACTATCTAACAACAGTTCCCGTAGGCTTTCTCTAGCCTGTTCAGCAGTGTCAAACCTCCGATAGGTAACACCGATGGGGGCGATTAAACGGTAGTGGAAGTCGTCCTCTTCCCACTCTATGTGCCAGCCCTGATAGTCTTCATTTGGTTTAGTCACGTTTAGTCTCCTTAAAGATAATGAAATTTCTGCTCTTGTCAAGCACCCTTCCATCAATTAAGTTGTGATTATAATGGAAGTATAGCCAGCCTGACTATTAAGTATTGCGGCGTCAGCCGCATGGCAAGTATTCAATCAGTTAGTGGGCTAGCCTGCTAGCGCACAGATGATATAATGTGGATAGTTTAGTCCTCAGCCGGTGAGTGTCAGGTCTTAGTCTCCCTCCTCACCGGCTTTCTTTTTAGCCTACGCCATCCTCACCATATCTATCTACGATAGTCTGTATGGTATTAGCCTTCTCTCTCTTAATCTTTTCTTCAAGCTCTGCCTTGTACTCATCTATGTACTGTAGTGCTAGCTCCTCATAGTAACCCCCGGCTATCTGGTTTGTTTTGAGGTGTGTGTATAGAGAGTGTATGCCTGCTCCAGTAAACTTCTTTCTTTTCCTGTTGCGCTTACCGTAGTAGTTCAGGTGTTCGGCAATACGTGAGTAGCTATACCCAACATCTCGGCAGTACATGATGATATGTAGGTTCTTCTGTTCTGTAGGGTGTTCAATCAGTTCAGTGTCACCGACATGCCTTAGCTTCCATCCGTAGGGGATAACTCCGGCGCGCTTCCTCTCGCGCCGGAGTTTCTCATAGGTATAAGCACTGTCACTCTCCACCTTCTTGATAGTCTCTTGGATTAACTCGCATAGCTCTCTCGCTATGCTTAGATACTCTATGCTATTCTCATCAGAGTAATCTTTGAGTCTATCGTAGATGGTATCTACTAGCTTCTTATACCTCATCCACTTCCTCCTCTGTCCCTAGCTTGAGATGCGGGAAAGCCCTCTGCATCATCTTCATAGTCCTAGCTGACATAAGTCTTTGCTCATTAATCTCCGCAGCAACAGTGGCTGTTGGATAGTCAGATGTTATAGCAGCGTAAGCCTGTAGGTCATAGAACGCATTGGCTATAGCTGTTACTTCTTTGGTTGATAGTTTAGGCATAATACTCCTCCTCCTGTGCAGGTAGATTCATTTCATCAAGCATGGTTTCCATCGCTTGCCGGATTTGGTCAAAGGCAAATGCCTTGTTGTTCCAGTGTTTCAGCACTCGAATAGTCTCTTCTTTGGTGTACTCCTTGTCGTAGGCATCCTCCCCATGTATCTCCTCATAGATAGCACGCAGGTGACACATGGTACTGCTGACTAGCTTCTGGGATTCCTTGATTGTAGCTACAACCATATCCCACCTATCCTCTTCGTCGATAGTATCTCCTAGACTATCCCTATGGTGTATGTCCTTAATGGCTCTATCCAGCATGTAAAGGGAAGCCTCAAGGGGGTTTAGTTTCTTAGTCTCACTCATCGTATTTACTCCTTACGACTAGCTTGTGTGTTAGCCATCCCACTGGTATTAGCAGGATGGGTATTAGTATGAACTGTATGAATTCTTCAGTCATGCCAAATCTCCAGTAGGGTTTCAATGGCACTCCATCCTTCTTCGACAGAGCGTTCTATGATGTTGTCTTTATGCTCGGATAAAAACTCCTCGCATTGTTTCTTAGTCCAGTCAGGCCGTACACTTTGAATGTCTTCGACTTGCCAAACGATAGTGACTTTGAACTCCTCACTCATCTTCAATCTCCCGCTTAATAGCCTTTTCAAGCAGACTGTTTACATATTGCTTTTTAGAGATTCCATTGTTTTCGGACATCGCAGTAATAAACT